CAGTTGTAGCAGTTTGTCTATTTCTATCTATAAAAACTGCCAATCTATCAGCACCATCACTTGGATAACTTTCACCTAACGTAAAATTCACAGTTGCATTATCACCACTAAATGTATCATCTGCACCAGAAATATATTCTTCAACAACAGTTACATAATCGTCTTCATTTGCAATCTGTGTTGTACCACCATCGTTACTAAAAGTACCCACATTTTTATCTCTTAAATTATAATATAGTAAACCTTCTGCTGTTCTTCTTAAACCGTGGAATGTTTCACTAAAAGCATTTGCACCTTTTCCATTTGTGTTAACAAGATATGTATTTAAAGTACCCATTAACTAATCTCCAATATACTTGCATATGCTTCAACATCTGGTGATGAAGAATCAATATTTAATTCAGCAACAATTCTTATAATATCATTTGTTTCTAAATTAATCGGTTTATCTAAAACTAATGTATTGTTTACATCAATCTCTAAACTTTTTCCTACGTGATAAAAAGTAGAACCTCCATCAGTAGTAACTTTTACATCTACTTTAGCAGTATTTGTAGAACTCTTATTTGAAATATAAACAGCGTGTACAACAGCAGTTACACCAGAAGCAGTATATAAGTTTGCACTAGCATTATCTGTAGTTACTACAGACATACCTGCGTTTTTAAATGCACTTGCCATTTATATAATTATCCTCCAAATACAATAGAGTATGCCAAAGCGTCACCATCCATTGCAACTGTACCTGATTGATTTGGTAAAGTTATTGTTCTATCTCCAGTTGGTTCTGCAACTGTTAAAGTTGTTTCAAAAGCATTTTCTAATGCACCTTCAAATATTAAATCACCACCGTTTAAAGTAATATCATTTGTAGTTACAGCACCATTGTCTGTTACATCTTGTAAACTAACTGATCCTGCACCACCAACTTCTTTAACTGTTCCTCCAGATGTTTTTGTAAAAAATTTACCATCTGTAACATTCATTGCCAATTCGCCAGCTTCTAAAGAACCTGAACTTGGTATTTGACTTGGTGTTTCTGATCTTTTTAATTTGATAACTGTTGACACTAGAATGATCCTCCGTCAATAGTTGTAATTGCAACATCACCAGATGTTACTGTAAAATTGTCTGAAGTAAATGACGCCACACCAATATTTGATGTACTTGCTAATTCACCTGAAATTGTTAATGTACTTCCACTTGCAACTGTATTTAAACCTTCGCCAGCAAGAAACTCTAATGTACCACCTAATCTTACACTACCTTGTGTAGATGATTCGTCTGTAAAGTTTAAAGGGTCAGTAAGTTTATCACTTGAAATTGAACCCGCTAACATAGCGTCTGTAATTCCTAATGCCTTAACTCTTAATGCGTCAGCAGAAACTTCAATAGAACTATCGTCAACTTCTACGTTTAACTGATTACCTGTTTTTGATAGAGCGGCACCAGCATCAATTTGCCCAGCACCAGAAAACTGTTCAAAGTTAATTGCACTTGTTCCGATAGCAGTTGTAGTTTCTGTTTGAACATAACCGTTACTACCGTTTGCTGTTCCGTTTTCTACAAATAAGAAATCTCCTGAAGCAACTTCGGCGATTGTATCAAAGTCTGTTGCTCTTGTAAATACAGTTGATGATGTTCTAATGTAAATACCGTTATGAGCCTGATTACTTTCGTTCTTAATTAAAACTCTTTCACCGTCTGATAGAGAATAACCGTCTAAAGTAGAAATGCCTGTAGATAATGTTAATGTTGCACCAACACCTGAACTACCGTTATCATAAGTTACTGTGTCACCACTTTCTAATGCAAGTGTTTGTGTTGTTGCTGCCTTAACTGAAGCGTGTACGTGTAATCCTTCAGCAATAGCATCAACGTATGATTTAGGAACTAATGAGTCAGTATCAAAACCTGCTCTTTGATCATATCCACTTGGAACTTTTACAACACCAGTACCGTGAGGTGTTAAATTAATATCTGTATTAGAAGCAGTTGTTGTAATTGAAGAACCATTAATAGTTAAACTATCAACAACTAAAGAAGTTAATCCTGCAATATCAGTTGTAGTTGCACCTAAAGTTAAAGTAGATGAACCTAAAGTTAATTGACCACCAGTAGAAAGTTTAGCATTTGTTACACCACTATCTGTTAATTGTCCTGTGTTTATTGATAATGCCGTTACTGAAAAAGTAATTTCGTTATCTGTTACAGCAGTTGTAATTGATTGACCACCAGTAAATAATAAAGTTTCTGAAGTATTGTATTGGTCTGTAGCAGAACCATCTGATAAAGTAATAAATTGATTTACAGTTTCAAATGCTAATCCACCTGAACCATCTGTCTTTAAAAATTGACCAGCAGTTCCATCTGTACTTGGTAAAGTATAAGTTTGAGAACTTGCTATAGAGTTAGGTGCTTTTAAACCTACATAATTAGTACCATTGTTTGTACCTTCATTAAATCTTAATTCACCACCTGTAGTAGTGGCATTACCTATGTTTAATGTGTTAATTGCTAAGTTAGCGTCAACAATTAATGCTGAACTACCTGTTAGCGTTCCATCTACGTGATCTAATTTATCTGAAAAATACTGACCGCCAATTACAGCGATTTCGTTTGCGTCACCGTTACCGTCAACTCCGCCAATACCGATGAACATTCTATCACCGAAATTACCTTGTGTACCTGTTCCGTATGTATAAGCAAGTTCCCCAAGTTTGAGAGTTGAGGGTGCGGTAGTATTCGCACTTCTTTTTATCTGAATTACTGTTGCCATAACTTATTAAAAACTTCCGCCGTTAAATGTTAGTGTTCCAGTAGTAGTAACTATTTCGTTTCTTGTTACGAATTTACCATCACTGGCTCTGTATTGTAATAAAGCACCATCATTTAAATCAGTTGCGTCAACATCACCTAATAATTTTAAAGAAAGAGAACTATTTTGTAACTGTTGTCCAGAAGGCAAAGTTACTGAAACTTGTTGTGGGCCACTTGATGTAGGGGCATTAATCTTTGCTGTAATGTTTGCCATTAAGACCTCTCTCTTTGTACAATATTTATAATACTTTTAACTACTAACTTGTAGTTACATTTGGTCTTACAGTTATTATACCCTCAATTACTCTTGTAACAGTACCAGACGAAGTTTGCGTAATTTCTACGTCATATACGTATCTTTCTGGTGCGTCTAAAGCTGTTGTTTGTGCAGGTGTTAGAGAAAGTGAAACAATACCTGATGTAGGATCACTTGAAATTGAACTAGTCATAGTTGTTCTTGTTCTTGTTGAAGAATAACCTTTTGCTAGTTTTGCCTCAGCAGTATATCCAGTTAAGTTAAATGCGTTTCCGTTTGCGTCTTTGACTGTAATATCTGAACTGAAACTTGCGCCTTGATCTATGATTAGGTTTGCTATTGCTGCCATCTATTCTGTTTCTGGTTGTACTTTCTCTTTTTTCATCATTTCTGATATACTTTTATTATAATATTCTGTAAGCACTTGAATTTTTTCCAACTCAATTTCGTGTCTGACTTTAGATTGTTCTATTTCTTGTCTAGCAACAATCGTATTTCTCAATTTTGTACTAAATTTAGTTTCGTCATACACCTTACCATCTATTGTTATTGCCATAATATTCTCCTTGTTTTATATATTTATAAGTGTTTTAAAACGTTTTTTATCTCATCTTTAAAAGTAATTTGAAGACTGTATCGCCATTCTGGCGTCTGATTGAAACATCTATGAAACACAGAAGCATCTGTTATTATTGATCTTTCATCATATATATGTTTTTCTGTAACTGTGGTTTTGTCTTCTTTATAATACTCTAATCTTGTTTCTTCTTTATAATTACGAGGACTTAATAAAGTCATCATAACTGTTCTTCTATATTCACCAGGTTTTGTGTAAGTGTCTATATGAATGTGCATATCTTCGTATGGTGGTAATCGCATAACAAAAATTGCGTCTGGTTCTTTAATTCTTTCTGTAACAATTTGTTTTGCTTTTAAAATAGAATCATCTACTTTAAGTCTGCCTGTATAATCTGTAATAAATTCGTAAGGTTGATGTGAACCATCAAAATGTGTTACGTGATTTATCCATTCGCCTTTTTTAGCACATTCTAACATTTCGTCTTTGTGTT